TGGATATCCATACCGAGATACCCCCCGCCTACGGCGGCGCACGAGGAGCGCGGTTTTCTATGTTATACGTGTTATGGCTCTGGCGAGGTCCCGTGGGGGCGCGATGACACGGACGCGTGCCTTGACTGCATGGGCGACGGATGGCGGTTGCGAAGTAAGTATTTGGTGGTCCAAACGGATGGACTACCGTGGCCACATAGGGGATAGGGATGAGTTTTGAAGAGCATATATATGATTTTCTTGCGCATTTATCACGTTACGGATTTAAGATAGAGAGTCTTGGTCTTGATAAGGATAACTTTAGAAAGTTGTTAACCGAGATATCTCGCTGGCAAGACCCATTAACTGGAACAATAACTATTCATACACCTTATGGTCATGTTTTGATTTATGAAAAGGAATAGATATGGCTTGGAAGAACAAGACGCAAAAGCTGACATGGGATGAAATCCGCGAAATGCGCAAGATACGCAGCCCTAATGCCGGGCAATTCAAGCGCGATGACCCGAGGTCCGTGCGCTCTTTAGCGCTTAGATTCGGTGTCGCGGTCTCAACGGTAAGTAAAATATGTAATAATGACATATGGTTAGAGAATGATGAAAAAGTTTGTTGACAAATGAAACTGTATTGAATACAAATCGTGCGTCAACAACATAGGAGATTGACGCAATGAAAGTCATGGATTTAATCAAACAACTTGAACGTTTACCGGCTGGCAGCGATCTTTCGATAACTTTACTTGACGAACAAGGTTGTTTTACAGCGCGAGTAGAAGTTCAATATGTAGAAGAATTGGAAGAAGAAGGATTAGAGGGCGTTGTTGATTCAGCCATATATTGCGACCTAGAGCCTTATTGGGCTACCAAGATCGCTGAAAAAGTCAAAGCTGCGAAGCCAAAGCGTAAGGTAGTGAAAAAAAAGTGATTTACTATAATCCGTCAAGGATGACGTATTACAATAAATAAACATGATATCAACAGGTTATGTTAAACAATTCCGCTTCCTTAGCCCGCCGCTCAATCAAACCATTGTCAACATGCCCACCAACTCTTATCCATCGGCCGAACTCTTGAAGGGCGCCGATGGTGTCATTGGCCCAAAGGCGTTGCAGCATATTGGACTTGGCAAATTGGCCGCACCCTTCGTTGAAGCAAAATGACACCAGCGCGTCGAATTGATTTTGAGTAGGCACAAAGCGCCCTTGAAGGGCAGCGGTCAGTAGGCGTGAAGTCGTGGTGAGGTCAGCGTCTAACCATTGATTGGCTAGCTCTTGGCTGATTTGAGAGTAGGTGGGTTGCAGGCCGAGCTTGCGACCATAGCCGATTGTCCAAAGCCCATTGTCATCTAGGTACGCGGTAAGGCGGCAGCCCTCGAATTGTTTGACGAGTTGTCTAGCCTTGTCGCTGTATTGCATTGTCCCATTATAGCCGATCGGGACAATTATTGTCCCAATGCCAGTCGGACAAAATCGGACAATCTGCCCAAACCTTATGCAGCCTGCTAGACTTAATGAAACCAGTATGATGAGGACCAATGATCAGGACGTATGTCATTGTGCCCGATATTCATTGCTCATTTCACGATATTGGCTATCTAAAGCTCATATCGAAGATCATTCGTCACCTTAAAACTCGCAATCAAATCGCTGGTATGGTGCAACTCGGCGATGCCATAGACTTCTGGCAGCTATCAAGCTACGACAAAGACCCCGGTCGCGTTAAGACTGTCGTCGATGATGCCCTAACCTATTCCGCGATTCTCGACCAATGGGAAGATGAACTACCAAAAGGCAGTGAATTCAATCAGTTAGAAGGGAATCACGAAGACCGTTTACGCCGCTATGTGTGGCGGTCGGCGCCTGCGATCGCAAAGCTCATGCCCAATATGCCTACGATTCTCAAGTTCGATGAAAGGAATAAGCGTGGCAAGGTCAAGTGGAGGTTCTATCCGTTGGCAAACTGGCGTGCGTGTCAGCTTGGCGATGTTTACCTCCATCACGGGCACTACTTTAATCAGCATGTCGCCATGGGCAATCTCGCTAAGTATCGAGTCAAGCTCATTACTGGGCACACGCATAGGCTTCAGTATGTCACCGATGGCACTATTTGGGCGGCAAGCCTTGGGCATGGCAGCAATGAGGTCGACACTTCCCATAACCCGGTACCAACGGGATGGCAGCAAGCGCTTGCACTCCTTCACATAGTCAACGGCGTTGGCCATCTCGAGATTTTGACGGTCACCAATGGCAAGTGTTGCTTTAGGGGCGAGTACCTATGAAATTGCCGCGCGAGGTTTGGGTAGGTGAGACCGTGTGGACAATCCGGCGCGTTCGCAAGGTGCCAGATAATCCTGAGAACACGATTGGGTTAGCTGATCCTAGTGATCAGGTAATTTACGTAAAGAGCGGCCAAGGCTTTAGGCAGACATTAGCGACATTGATTCATGAGTTAATTCACGCATGCGAGTTTACCTATGAGTACGATATCCCGCATAAGCTCATCGACAAGCTTGACGAGCACTTAGCTGATATTTTGATTGACAATTTCTTATAGTGCTGAGCGAATTTGCTGCAAGCCAGAGGTCAAAGCATCAACGTCCCGCGTCGCATGGAAGTCACTCATAGCCGCATAAAGCGCAGCTTCATGGCGCGCGGCAAGAAGTGGCGTCGCTTGGAGGGCTGCGAGAATGTCTTCAATGATTTTGACGGCAGTCGGCGCAACAGAAATGATTTCGAGTAAGATCGAAAGCCAAACCATTATTTACCCCATGCGAGTGATAGTGTTGTTGCTGTTTTTAGCATCCCAGCCTTACGATGCGCAAGGCGTTTAGCAAGAAATGGCCATGCGAACATGCGCGTTCTGTCAAGAAGCGTCGCTTGACCGTCACTGCCCACAAGCCATACTTCGCACACAACTTTACGTAGCCGCCAACTATCATAATCGCGGTAGGACTTGAAAAACATGACAAATCTCCTGTACTCTTGAGTATAGATATGCTAGGCAGTGAATACTAATCATACAGGATAACAATGGCTTTCGATAGCGCCTCACCCAAACCTGGGCCCGGGCGGCCTAAAGGCACGGGCGGAGCTTACAGAACAAAAAGCATTGAAGCGGTCTTAGATCAGCTTGGTGTTGATCCCATTCGCGAAGCGATCAAACAGGCGATGACGGGCGACATGAGCGATTGCAAGCGCGCGCAAATATGGCTTGACATTGCATCCTACGTTTACGCCAAGCCCAAAGAGGTTAGGCAGACTCCTGAAGAGATCGAGCGTCAAGAGATCAGCAAGAAGTCCACGGAAGAACTTCTAAGAATCCTCAAGGAAAAATACCCGCATGAGCTTAAAGCCGTCGGATGATGAAGATAAAATCGCTTTCCGCGACTTCATTCATAACGATGATGATCTCAATTTCATCATTTCAAATTGGGTGCATAGTTACCGCGAGAATTCACCGATAGCTCGCAACGTTCGTGAGGACATTTATCGACGCAATCAGCGAGAGCTTATCCTCAATTTGTGCCGTCGGCCTAGCATTCGTGTTGTCATTTCTTGTTTTGAATCTGATCCCAATGTCATGTTGGGATTTCTTGTTTACGAAATTATCCCTGATCCGCCAGGCAAAAGACAGAATACAATACACTACATCTACGTCAAAAAGCCTTTCCGAAGAAATGGTATCGCTCGAGACATGCTTCAATGCGTGGGAGTGGTGCCAGAAAAATCATTCTTTAGTCATTACACCGTGGATTGTCCCGTATTCGCAAGGAAGTGGAACGGGCTACTTTATAACCCCTACTCACTCATCGGAGAATTAAATGGACTTAACTCCCGTAGAGCCGAAAAAACGTCGGCGCCGCCGGACGCGCGCAGAGTTGCAAGCGGCTAATGCCGAGATGATGAAGCTCACAGCTGGAACGCAAGCGCCAATCATTGCGCCGACCATCACGCATTATGCCAATAACTCAATCCAGTATGTGCAGTGCCACACGGGGATCTTTCATCGCGGCTCTTTGAGCCTAGATGCTGACCGCGATAAAGCGGTTATGAAAAAGGTCGATGATGGCATCGATGTTTTGATGGGCGGCAAGCATCGGCATATCTATCCAACCAACATTCTTTGGATTGAATACAAAGAGTGAGCGAGTACGCGGCGATTTTAGAAACGCTGTCGACGCGTCCGAAGCCTTTTCTTATCGAGGAATATTGTTTCCCCGAGCAAGTCAAGTTTATTCGCGACTCTTCGCGCTATAAGACGGCGGTGTGTTCTAGGCGATCAGGCAAGACTGTCGCCTGTGCCGCCGATCTTATGAGCACTGCCATAAATAATCCTGGCACGGTATCATTATACATAACGCTATCACGTCTAAATGCTAAGCGGATCGTTTGGAACGATCTACTTGAGATCAATCGGAAGTACAACCTTCAAGCCGTCCCCAATGAGACCGAATTGATGTTGACGTTTCCGAACGGCTCTCGAATCTTTCTTTCAGGAGCAAAAGACAAAACCGAAATAGAGAAGTTTCGTGGTTTAGCGATCAAGAAGGCTTACATCGATGAAGCTCAGTCATTCAAGCAATACATCAAAGATCTTATTGATGACGTCTTATCGAAAGCCCTCTTTGACTATCATGGCACGCTTGTCCTTATTGGCACTCCGGCTCCCGTTCCTGTTGGCTATTTTTATGAATGCTCCACTAATTCTGGGTGGTCGCATCATGGCTGGAACATGCTCGCCAATCCCTTTTTGGAAGCAAAAAGCGGCATGCCGGTTAAAGACCTCATTAGACTTGACTGCGAGAGGATGGGCGTTTCTATGTCGGACCCTCGCATTCAACGAGAGTGTTTCGGCGTATGGGCGACGGATACTAATTCTTTGGTATTTAGATGGGGCGAAAAAAATCACTATGACGCGCTCCCAGAAAAAAAATCGTGGGATTACGTTCTAGGCGTTGACCTTGGCTATGCGGACGCTGATGCCATCGCGGTACTTGGCTGGGCTGGGCACGATAAGGATTGCTACCTTGTCGAAGAACTGGTCGTTCGCAAGCAAGGGATCACGGAGCTTGCCGGCCAGATTGATGGACTCATCAAGAAATATGATCCCATGTCTGTCGTTATGGACACTGGCGGATTAGGTAAGAAAATTGCCGAGGAAATGATTAGGCGATATACTTTACCGATAAAACCAGCACAAAAGGCGGACAAATATGCTCACATTGAGCTTGTTAACGATGGTCTTCGCACTGGGCGCTTTCATGTTAAGCGCAACTCTCAGTTTGCCGCTGATTCCATGCTCCTCGAATGGGATATGGACAAAAGTAGCGGTGATAAGCTGGTCGTTAGCGATCGTTTCCATAGCGACATCTGCGATGCTGTCCTTTACGGATATCGAGAGGTACTTAGCTTTCTTAACGTACCTGAGCCAGCAAGGCCAGCCGTAGGCTCCGATGCTTGGTTAAAGGCCGAGCAAGAAGCTATGGAATCTGCTATCATAGCACAATTAAACCGAAATGATCTAGATCCAGCCAACTGGCCGAAGCCGGAGTTTGACTAATGACAGTTAAACGTACGCCGCTTTTTATCTATGCGACGCTTAAAGACAAGCACACGCAGTTAAGGTCTATGGACGCTGTGGCGAA